ACCGTCTGGTCTGGCTAAGAGTTACGGTGCAGTAGGTCGCTGGATAAAACCAGACGGTGACAAGCAACAACGTACTACCGGTATTGCTATCATGCCAACTTATGAACACGGTCTCAAATTAAAAATGGGACTGTGGAGAAGGCCAATGTACCAACCCTTAACGATGGCTGAAGGGGTAAGCCAATGGGTAACTGGCAAGGCGCGCCCGGTTGCACCACATACTGCAAACTATGCTAAAGATATGGCTCAAGCCGCCGGCGTCCCTGTTAATTTCCCCCTTAGTAAATTAAGTGATTCGCAACTTAGAGCGGCAGCTATAAAACAAGAAAAATGGGAAGGGTTCAAAGCGGGGACAATTGCTAAAGCAAGATCGGGCGGCGTTTTCACCGGACCTAAATCCGGGTACCCAATCGAAATGCACGGAACTGAAATGGTAATTCCGTCTACACCAAATTCAATACTTACTAAATTAGCTCAATCATCAAGTGAAGTCTCTAACATGACTTTTTCTGCATTACGTAAATCTGCAACTAAAGACGGAGATCGTCCGGCTAGAGATGAAACTACTTTCCTAAGTCCAGAAATGATATTAGATTTGGCTAAAAAGTTTGATAATGTGATTGGTGTACTAGAAGATAGTCAAGATACCAACCACAAGATATTAAAACATTCTATGGCATAACACTAAATACTACACTGAGAGAATTACCAAATGTCATATAAAAAGAAGTTTTTGAATAAGAGCGGGATGTCAAGCCCTATCTCCGGCATGAACAGCAATGCTGGTGCTTGGAACGGTCAAGATGGATCAATGTCAGGTGGTTATAGTAACACTGACTTTGGCTACAAGAATTACATGTCAAGACTTCCAGAAGTCTATACCGGACATCCTAACAGAATCGAACGTTACAACCAATATGAAATGATGGACGTTGATGCTGAAATCAACGCTTGTTTAGACATCATTGCGGAATTCTCTACACAGCGTAATGAACATAACAAGACTCCATTCAGCTTTGAATTCAAAGATGATCCTACTCCACATGAAGTAGAACTGTTGACAAAGCAATTACAGCAGTGGTGTAAACTAAACGAGTTTGATGTTCGTATGTTTAAGATTTTCCGCAACGTAGTTAAGTACGGAGATCAAGCATTCGTCCGTGACCCAGAAAACTTTAAGCTTTACTGGATTGACATGGTTAAGGTTATTAAGGTAATTGTTAACGAAAGTGAAGGCAAAAAGCCTGAACAGTATGTCATTAAAGACATCAATATCAACCTACAGAATTTGAGCGTTGCACAAAAAACGAATACTGACTTTGCAGCTAATCCAGCAACTGGATTAGGGGGCAGTGGCGGCGGCACCAACACTCCATATACAGTGCCTGCGATGCCATATAATACTACTGGCTCACGCTTTACTTTAGGACAGAGTGAAGCTGCGGTAGATGCAAAGCATATTGTTCATTTGTCGCTAACTGAAGGGCTTGACAGATTCTGGCCTTTCGGTCAGTCAATTCTTGAAAACATCTTTAAAGTTTACAAGCAGAAAGAACTACTAGAAGATGCTGTTCTAATCTATCGTGTACAACGTGCTCCTGAACGTAGAATGTTCAAGATTGACGTTGGTAACATGCCAAGTCACATGGCTATGGCATTCGTTGAGCGTGTTAAGAATGAAATTCACCAGCGCAGAATCCCTTCACTATATGGCGGCTCAAGCGTAGTTGATGCTACATATAACCCGCTATCAATGAACGAAGACTATTTCTTCCCAGTTACAGCAGAAGGTCGTGGTTCAAGTGTTGAAGTTCTTCCAGGAGGACAGAACTTAGGCGAAATCGATGACTTGAAATATTTCAACAATCGTCTTGCTCGTGGTCTTCGTGTACCGTCATCATATCTTCCAACTGGACCAGATGACAATACCACTCCATTAAGCGACGGTCGTGTCGGTACTGCAATGATTCAAGAATTCAGATTCAATCAGTACTGCGAACGTTTACAGAACTACATGGCTATGAAACTTGATGAAGAATTCAAGTTGTTCTTGCGCTGGAGAGGTTTTAATATTGATACTCAAATGTTTAGTATCATGTTTAATCCTCCTCAAAACTTTGCTGCATACCGTCAAAGTGAACTAGACAATGCTAGAGTAAGTACCTTCACTGCTATGGAGACCCTCCCTTATATCTCAAAACGTTTTGCACTCGAAAGATTCTTAGGATTGACCGAAGAAGAAATCAAGCGCAACGAAATGCTTTGGGAAGAAGAAAACAAAGAAGAAGTGCCGATGGACCCATCTGGTTCAGACTTACGTAATATCGGCATTAGCTCTGGTGATTTCCAATCTGACATTGACACTGCGGATGAAATTGAATCATCTGAAGAAACACCTGCTGAAGGTCCGGATGTTGCAGGGCCAGTTGATAGTGCAGGCGGAGAAGCTGTGCCAGGCGGAGCAGCAGGGCCTGTAGGCGGCGGTATGCAAATCTAAATTAAATGAAAGACTTTATAAAGTTTCTTTTAATTTGGATTTCTCAGAATTTAGCTATTCCGTTTTGGGTGGTGGGTCATGTTCACTTAAGCATGAATATGAATATCTACCAAGACTTGCATATAATATTAGCATCACTTGGGATGAATATTATTGTAGCCATTGGATTTTGGATAGACTACAAATCACAGAGTTAATTTAGTCGCCAGCCGCCCAAAGTTTTGTATTTCCCATTAATGAGTTTGCTTACGTTACCTCGTTCCAATGAAAAGGTTACTGTAAACTCGTATTGAGTCAGCCGAATTACTTCATTAGTTTTTGTGTTTTGAAAAGTATGCACTGTAGGAATATACCTAGAGTTATTTTCCCCGCACATCCTAGTGTGTCCTTTGTTGTGATGATTAGCTGAATCATATCCGGGCTTCTTAGTGTAGTGGTTATCTCCACTAATCTTTTCTTTATTTCTAACATCTTTCATAGGATGTTTGTCTCCTATTAAGGTTCTGCCACCTGTACCGGATTCTTCAATCATATTTGCCCAGCGCGGACTTTCGACTACATTCCATAGCCTACTATAATACATTCCCCATTTGCCAAGTTCTTCTTTAGACTCGCATTCCTTTATGACAATAGTTGTTATGTCTGCACCGTATTTCTTAAGATGGCGCCGCCAATACAACCCGGACCCGGTATATTTGAGTGGGTTCTTTTTTGAAGTTTGACACAGGTAATGGAGTTCAGTAGTTTTGTGTACTTTAACACATAGATAATAAATAGTCATTGCTGGTGCTCTTTCGTAGCATTAGAGCGAGTAGATGTTGGTAGCATCGTGACCCGCAACTTTATTTATCATTCAGCGATAAATAAAAGAAAGGATGTGACCAATGCAACTGTTTGAAATGTTCGATGCACCAATTAATGGTCTACAAGATGTCAATGATGACAACAGCAAGCCGGTGTGGAGAACATCCCGCAAAACTAAATTGACTCTCGCTCAGATTAGAAAATTACGTAGAATGATTGATGTGCGTAACTATGAGAAGCAGATTTATTTGGGCAAGGTCCGTAATCAATACGGGGCTAAACCAGAAGCAGAAGCCGGCGCTGCCGCTTAATTACTATAGTAATATAAAAAACTCAAAAAAGTAGTACTTATTGAGTACTTTTCCTGACTACGGCATAAGTAATTCTACAAAGCCATTTCTATTCAGGAGAAAATCTAATGGACATTAAGAAATTTGAAAAGTTAATTGACCTCGTAATCAATGAGGACAACGAAAGAGCTAACGAGCTATTCCACGAAATTTGTGTTGAAAAATCCCGCGAAATCTTTGAGTCAATCTTGGCTGAAGATGACATGGACATGGACGACGATTCACTTGAAGAAGGTGAAGACGGCGGCATGGGCGGACAAGTAGGTGATCTACTTGACGAAATTAACGCAGAAGAAGAAGGCATGACCGAAGATGAAGAAGAAGACATCGACTTTGGTGATGAAGAAGTAGAATTCGGAAGCGACGAAGACGGCGAAGACCTAGAAGGCGGCGATGAAGTTGAAGATGCTGTAATCCGCATCGAAGACAAGCTAGACCAGTTGATGGCTGAATTTGAAGACATCATGGGCGGCGGCGCAGACGCAGGCGATGACATGGACTT